TCCAGTAGAAGAGTTGGGTGGCTATTATGTTATGATGAATGTGCGCCTCGAGTATGATGACGGCACAGGCGACTTCCCAGTTGATAACGACTATCGTCGTATTATGCTGATTCGCGATCCATTTAACTTTGGAACAACAGTTGTATCTACTGCTACAACCTTAAAAGCAACAAAAGAACTGACAATTAATACTGCAGTTAGCACTTTCTTAGAAGACGAGATTATCACTGGCGGAACATCTGGCGCAGTTGGTAGAATTATCAATATCGCTGTCGGTGGAAGTACGACAACAATTCGTTATATCCAACTGAGCGCAGATGCTGGTAACGTGAACGGTGCTGATTTTGCAACTGCTGAAGTTATCACTGGAACTACATCACTGTCGACTGGAACAATTTCTGCTCTGTCTAATCCAGAAGTCGAGCCATTTAGTGGCGATGTTCTTTACGTTGAGAACCGCAGACTGATCAATCGCGCACCAGATCAAATTGAGGATATCAAAATTATCGTTGAGATGTAAAATAAATAATTAAAATAAACTAATAAGAGATAACGAACATGGCACTAAATTTTAACATAGATCCATATTTTGACGATTATGACGAGAACGATAAATTTTATCGTTTATTGTTCCGTCCAGGATATCCCGTCCAAGCAAGAGAACTAACTCAGATACAATCTCTTTTACAAAATCAGATTTCAAAACACGCTGAGCATGTATTTAAGCAGGGATCGATGGTTATTCCTGGACAGGTTTCGTATGAAGATGATTTTAAATATGTTAAACTTCAGTCTATTTACAATGGTGTTGATGTAAATACTTACCTTAATGAGATTGTCGGGCAAGAAATTATCGGGCAATCATCTGGAGTTAAGGCATTCGTTCTTCATGTTGAAAAACAAACAGATGAAGACCCACCAACTGTATATGTTCGTTATAATAAATCTGGTGCTGATGCTGACGGAAATCCAACAGATGTTAAGGTTTTCCAAAATGACGAGATTATTAGTTGCGAAACACTAGCAGTTCCAAGAGCATTTAGATCAGTTGCAACATCTGCAACTGGTTTAGGTACTGGTGCTTCTATTGAGTCTGGAGTTTATTACGTTGATAAATTCTTTGTCATAGTCGAAGCACAGAAAATTACTCTTGACAAATATACTGCAACACCATCATATCGTGTTGGCTTAAATGTCGTAGAAACATTGGTGACACCAGAAGACAATGCCGATCTATTAGATAATGCTATTGGTTCTTCTAATTATACAGCTCCAGGAGCGCATCGATATAAGATTGAATTAGTTCTTTCCAAAAGATCATTAAACTCTGAGGATGATAAAAACTTTGTAGAACTTCTTCGTTTAGAAGAAGGTAAAATTATTTATAAAACAAGAACTACAGATTATTCAATTATAGAACAGACATTAGCTAGACGGACGTTTGATGAGTCTGGCGATTACGTCGTAAATAATTTTAATGTTGAGGTTAGGGAGCATAGAAATAATGATCGAGGCGAGTGGAAAACAAACACTGCATATTTACAAGGCGATGTTGTAGTTTATACTTTTGGTGGTATTGAACAAAAGTATGTTGCTAAAAATAATGCAATATCAGGAGGCTCTCCTCCAATTCATACAACAGGTGAGAAAAAAGATGCAGAAACTGGTGTAACATGGTTATACGATAAAAACCCATTCTATAATCGTGGAGTTTATTCACCAGAAGATGGTGGTGACGAGGCTAAACTTGCTATCGCTATGGAGCCAGGCAAAGCATATGTCCGTGGTTATGAGATTGAAAAAGTTGGTGTGCAGTATTTGCCTGTAGACAAAGCAAGAGATTTCTCAAGAGCACAGGACGCACAATGTCAAAGTATAGTTGGTAATTATATCTACGTAAACAATATATTTGGTGCACCTAGAATTGATTTGTTTGAAACCGTAGATTTATATGATCGACTGGTAACAACACCTGGATCTGCACCATCTGGCGCAACTAAAATTGGCACTGCAAGAGTTCGCGGATTAAATCTTTTCGATCGTCAGAATACTGTTTCTGAAGATGTTTATGAGTTGATGCTATTTGATATTAATTTAATAGCTGGAAAGTCATTAGATAATGATTTGAAAGGATTTCATAATTCTAATTTTACTGCAAATATATCTCCTTTATTGGCTAAACTAACAGGATCAGCAACAGCATCAAACTCAACAACTGTTACTGGAACTGGAACGACATTTGATACCGATTTCAATCCTGGCGATTATATTGCTCTTGGTAATGCTAGCACATTGAGAAGAATTGTTTCTATAACAAATGATAACACAATAGTAGTAGATTCTAATGTTACAGTCACTGGAACAGTTATTTACAAAGTTCTAACTACTCTTCAAGAACCTCAATATTCTTCATTATTGTTTGAACTGCCATATTCAAATATTAGAAAAATAAGAAGCGATGATGATACAACCGTAAGAACTTCTTACAATGTAACACAAGTATTTACTGTGGCTTCTAGTGCAGTCACAAATGGAAATTCTTATGTAGTTATCGATAGCAAGAGAAACAACGAAACATTTTTGCCAGCAAGCGATCCACAAAACTATGTGTTAATAAACACTACTACTGGTCTTCCAGTTATACCTACAAATATAAACGTAGTAACCCCAGAATTACGTCAGGTTGAATTTACGTTACCAAGTTCTCAGGCAAATAATCAGTTTGTTGTTTATGCTGCCGTTAGAAAAACAGGCAACGGAGCAAAAGAAAAAACTAAAACTTCAGTTACATTTGAAACTATTCAAGTAGAAACACAGGCAACTGCTCAGGCTAAAGAAATTATTTTAGGTAAAGCAGACGTTTATAATTTAGTTTCTATAAAAATGGCTAATGCATTTGGCAACATAGATGAGCAAAATCCCGCAAATATCGATATACTTGATTATTATGAGTTAGACTTTAATATAACTGACTCTTTTTATGGTACATCAAAGTTATTGTTAAAACAAGGATATCCTTTACCAACAGGTTCAATTGAAGTCGTTTTTGATTATTTTCAGCATGGACCTGGAGATTATTTCTCTGTAGATTCATATGTTGGTTCTGGTATTAAATTTGAAGATCTTCCAAAATATGGAAATTTTCCTTCACGAGATGTATTAGACTTTAGACCTAGAGTTGATTCTTCTAACACTTTTAATATAAATTTGGGTGCAGTATTGTCAGAGTTACCAAAACGTGGTGACAATGTAGAATTAGATCTATCTTATTACCTAGCAAGAAGTGATAAAATTTCTATTGATTTTAGAGGAAAGTTTTTTGCGACAAGAGGAATTCCTTCTTTAGCTCCAGTAGAGCCAGAAACTCCTCAAAATGCTATGTTGTTATATGGAATTAATCTATATCCATATACATATACGACAAAATCTCCAGATGTCACATTAATTCCTGTTGACAATAAGAGATATACAATGAGAGATATCGGTAAGTTAGAGAAACGTATCGATAACTTAGAATATTATACAACTCTTAATATGTTAGAAACAGAAACTGCTAATTCTAAGATAACTGATGAGAATGGATTAGATAGATTTAAAAATGGATTTTTAGTAGATTCATTTTCAGGACATGGAATAGGTAATGCTGAAGATCCAGACTATAAGTGCTCTATTGATTTAGATAAAAAAGAACTTCGTCCATTTTTTAGAATGGAGAATGTCAATTTAGTTGAGAAGGCATCTAATGATGGACAGAGAACACTTAATAATTACCAAGCTACTGGAGATATAATAACTCTTCCATATACAGAACTTGCGTTTATTAAGCAAAATATATCTTCAAGAACAGAAAACGTCAATCCATTTGCAGTTTTTACTTTTATTGGAAGAATAGATTTAAACCCTTCGTCAGATGATTGGTTCGAAGTTGAGAGAAGACCTGATGTTATTGTCAACGTTGAGGGTAATTTCAATAGTATCAAAACCTTAGCAGAAAAAGCAGGAGTTTTAGGAACAGTTTGGAATTCCTGGCAGACACAATGGACTGGTCAGCCTAGAAGCACTGGTCTTCAATCATTTACGGCAGATCGAAGATTTGGCGATCAAGGTGCCTGGTTAGATGCTACGTTTGGTACAGGTCCACGAGATCGAGGTGGTTGGGCGTTTAGACGAGTTACCGCAGAAGTTACTGCAACAGATACTGGGCAAACAAGAACTGGAACAAGAACAACTGTATCAGTACAAATAGACAGACGTTTGGTTGAAGATAGAGTTCTTTCTACTGCTGTTATTCCATATATCAGAAGTAGAAATGTATTATTCCAAGTTACTGGATTAAAACCTTCTACTAAATTTTATGCTTTTTTTGACTCATCAGCAGTTTCAAAGTATATAACCCCAGCAACTAAAATTTCATTTGATGCTGTTACTGGTTTTTCTTCAGATTTTGAATCTAAGAAAAATGCTGGCTCAACTGCCAGTGATCCAGCAAGAAGAATAAATGGAGATCCATCGGATACTCCACAAGTTGGATTAAATCGAGGGGATGTTATTACTGGTCAAACTTCAGGTGCTACAGCTGTAGTAGTTGGAACAGAACTTAGTAATGAAACTGGCGCCAGAGCAATTTATGTTCTTAATATAAAAGGCATATTCCAAGTTAACGAAGTCGTTGTTGGTAATATCTCAGGTGCTCGAGGAAAGATTAATGCAACAGTTACTCCAAAAACTCAAGGTGAGCAA